CGCTCACAGCAGCGCTCCCCGCACCTGCCGCCAGTCGGCGGTCACCTGCGCGGCAGTGAGCAGCGAGCCCCACACCTGCGCGTCGGAGATCACGAGCCCGTCGCACGCGCCGAGGCTGTAGATGTCGCCAGCGATCCCGAGAGCGGTCACCTGCGTCTTCGTCGCGAGCAGCGCCGACGAGCAGACCTTCGTATCGCGCAGCACGCCATCGACGTACAGGCGCACCGTGCGCGTCGCGCCTGCGCCGTGCTCATAGGTGACCACGCAGCGGTGCGCGGCGGTCCACGACGACGGGGTGTGTGGCCCGCCGAAGTTGGCCGCGCCGCTGGTCCATGTGTATGAGTAGATGTACCCCGCCGCGTTCAGCAGGATGGAGAGTGTGTTCTCCGCGCCGAAAACGCCTTCGTCCCACAGCGCGAGGACCATCTTCGTAGCGGACGGCGCGGTGCCGCCGACGCGAGCGATGGTCACCGCGATGGAGCAGTCGCCCACCGGGACCGACGTCGCGACGGCGATCCGATCGGTGGCCGCGGGTGACACGAGCTCGATGCCGCCGCCCCATCGGTAGGGGCCGGGCGTCGCGCGGACGGCGGAGGAGCCGCTGATCACCGCCGCCGTGCCGACGCTGCCCTGATCGGCGAGCGCGCCCGTCGCTTCGTCGAGGCGGTGGAGGTGGAGCGCGGTCCCGGGGAGGGCGCGAGGGAGGAGCGCGTCGACCGTCGCGGCGGCAGGCGCCGCGTGCACATGGTCAGCGCGGGAGGCCGACGTCGAGACGCCCGCCGCCGCCGTGCCGAGCGCCGCAGGGGTGGCGTCGGAGAGGGTGGCGCCTCCGCCTCCCGGCACGACGAGCGCCCCTCCCCCGTTCGGGTCGATGCCGCTCACGCCTCACCGCCCATCGTGAGCACGGTCACGGCGCCGCGGTTGGTGGTGTCCACGTCCGTCATGCGGACGCGCATCCAATGAGCGCCGCGCACGTCCCACATCGGCGTACCGCGCGTGGTGGTGCCCGTCGCGGTCGGCTTCGCGGCGAAGGCCTCGGGGTAGCCGTCGATGGCGCCCGCCGTGAAGCTCGCGCCGTCGAGTAGGTAGACCGGCGTCCAGTTCGCCACGCTCGCCGCGGCGGTGTCGGGCGAGTCCATCGACACGTCCACGGCGAACACGGGCGCCCCGGTGATGCTCGATGCGTGGCGGGCGTACTGGCAGACCAGGCGCGCGTACTGAAGCGAGCCGAGCTTGATCGCCCCCGACGTGGCGTTGGCGGCATCCGCGGCGGCGGTCCCGACGACGGTAGCGAGGGCCGCAGGGAGGGAGAGCGACGCGGCGCGCAGGCCGATGGTGGGGATCTTCGACATGGAGGCTCCGTGGAGGGCGGGAGGATCACGGCGGACGGGCATCACGCGGAGGTGATGACCTCCCACGCCGCGGCGACGCGCAGGTTCAGCTTGTTGGTGGTCGTGTTGTAGATGACGAGCCCCGCGGCCGGCGCCGAGATGGCGTCGCGCTGCGTCTCGGTCATCCGCGGGAAGAGCAGGCCCTGGGTGGTGCTCGTGACCGTGAGCGCCGCCGACGCTGCCGCAGCCCCGCCGACGCCGACGTTGCCCGTGAGCGTCGATCCCTGCGTCACCGCGAGCGCGCCCGCAATGGTGGAGGTCTTGCTGGTGCGGCCGATCGTGACGCTTTCGGCGTTCGTCGCGCCGAGGGTGACGGCGCCGTCGGTGCCGCTCCCGGCCTTGGCGCCCGCGTCGAGCGCGAGCGCGCCGCCGTTGGCGTTGGTCGCGGCAGCGGCGCCCGCGCGGACGGTGAGGGCGGCGCCCGCGGTGTCCGTGGTGGTCGACGCGGCCGGCGCGAGCGTGTGCGCCGTCTCCTTGGCGAGGACGGGCGTGGCGTTGAAGGTGTTGGTGCCGGTGAAGACGTTGTTGTCGTCGAGGCCTGCGGCGGTCACGAATGAGCTGGGCATGGCGGTGCTTTCTTGCGAGCCGTGCGGCGTCGCGATGGGGGTGCGGTGCGTGCGAAGGGAGAGCGGAGGGCTACGGGCGGAGGCCGGTCGCGCCGGTCGCGGTCACGATCAGGACGGGGTGCCGGAGCACGACGCCAGTGTTGTTGTAGATCCACAGCACGCCCGTCGAGGGATGCGCGTAGAGCCACACGTTCGTCGCGATCTGGAGCGCCCACGAAGTCGTCGAGGCAGGCACGGGAGGGTTGCCTGCGGACGGCGCCGCAGCGCCCGCGTCGAGCGCGCCGCGGCCCGTGTAGCCGATGCGAAACGCGGGCGTGTAGTCGAAGACGTAGTCGTTGACGCCACCGGGCTCCTGATCGGAGCCGGTGGGGATGTTGTAGGAGACGGTGATGATGCGGTCGCGATAGTCCATCGCGCTGTCCACCTTGACCGGCGTCGCGGCGGCGAGTTCCGCGGCGTTGTAGATCCAGGAGAACACGTCGAGGCCCGTACCGATGGCCGAGATCGTGTTGTTGCTGTCTCCGCCCGACGCCGCAGCGATGGAGTTCATCTCCGCGGCGAGGATCTGCTGATTGCTGACGTAGGCCTGGATTCGCTTCACAGCAGCACCGTGTTGTTCGTGAGGGACGCTGCGTTGTTGCAGCGGAAGCCAGCCGTGAGGGACTGGTCCGTGTACTGCGCCACCGTGTGCGCGGGCTTCATCACGTCGACGATGGCGCGCAGCGGGGCGACTGCCGCTGCATCGCTCACGTCGGGGAGCACCTTCAGCGTGAACGCGAACACGCGCGGCGGATTGGCCGTCGACTCGATGGCGACCGTCTCCCGCATCGTCGGGGGCGTGTCGCTGTTGAGCGGCGTCAGGGCGCTGATGATGGAGTCAGGCGAGCCCGAGAACCGCGTGCGCCACCGGGCGAGGAGCGCGGCGCGGCGCTCCGTCGTCGTGAGACGGCCCGAGCTCACAGGGAGCCCGAGCATCGTCTCCCACTCGCTCAAGAGATAGAGCGCGGTGTCAGGGAAGGCTTCGTTGAGCGAAGCCGCGTTGGTGTCGCGCGCGTCGCTGATCCCGCGCCCGAGGTTGATCGCGTCGGCCGCGTTCAGCGAGTTGTCGGCCGCGGGGTACGCGGGGCCGAGCAGTCGCAGGAGCTGGCGCGCAAGGTCGCCGATCGCGCCCCCTTTCGTCGGGAGCGGCTGGATGATGTTGGGCATGGGTCCGGGGGCGCGGAGGGCGCAGGAATGCCGTCGCTAGAGAGGGTGGATGTCCGAATGGTGGGAGCGCAAGAGCGACCGTTGACCGCCCCTCCCCCGGCGGCGCTACCCTGCGGGGATGCGCTACGCCCTCGCCCTCGCCCTGTGTGCCCTCTCCTGCGCCGCGGAGCCCGTCCTGCTCCCCGACGCCTCGACGCCCGACGCTGGTCCCTGTGGGGGTGCCTGCGGGGCCGGGACGTCGTGCGTCAGCGGGGCGTGTGTGGCGATCGACGCGGGCCGGGCGGACGCTGGCGCGCTCGACGCTGGGGCCGTAGACAGCGGGAGCCCGGTGGACGTGGGCGAGGATCGGCCGGCGCCAGTGGACGTCGGGACGGACAGCGGAGCGGCGGACACGGGCGAGGCCGACGCGGGGCTCACCGACGCCGGGCCGATGGACGTGCTGCCCTCGGGGTGCCTGTCGACCACTCCCGGGAACTGCTGCGGCGTCGCGTGTCGCGTCCCCTCGCACGGGTTCGCTGCGTGCCTCGGAGGGCGCTGCGTGGTCGGCAGTTGCGAAGCCAACTACGGCGACTGCGACGGCGACCCCGCCAACGGCTGCGAGGTGGACACGCGAGCGACGACGGCCCACTGCGGGGCGTGCGGGGCGGCGTGTGCCACAGGGCGGATGTGCGTGAGGAGCGCCTGCGCGCTGACGTGCCCCACGGGCAGCGGTAACTGCGACGGCAACGATGACAACGGCTGTGAGACCGACCTACGCTCCGACCGGCTCAACTGCGGTTTTTGCACGCATCCATGCCGCGTAGCGTGCTTCCGCGGGCTCTGCCAGTGACTACGGCGTCACCAGCAACGTTCCCAGGGTGACGACAGTCTTGGCCGCAGGCGTCACGTCCGCGGCGGGGGTCGTCACCGTGCACGACAGGACGCCGGTCGCAGGCGTCCCAGCGGTGGTGCTTGTGGTGCTCGCTACGGTGGTCGTGGTGGTGGTGACGGTGGTCGTAGCCGTGGTGGTGGTGACGGTGGTCACGACCGGGATACCCGTGATGACCTCCGCCGCGAGGCCCGTCCGGTAGAGCGTCGCGCGGGCTTCGGTGGACTCCGAGGGCCATCGGCTCGCAGGCGTGGTGTCGCCGGGACCGAGGCCGTCGAAGTGGGCGAACACCGACGCGCGGATCGTCTCCCAGTTGGGCGGGCACGGGTAGATCGAGCCCGTGGGGAACCCCACCTCCTGCCCCGTGGCCTGCGTAAACGTGGTGTCGCCCGCCGCGAAGTTCGCGTTGCCGAGCGTCACGGCGCGGTAGCCGCCGCGCTCCGTGGGCGTCGCGGGGAGTACGAGGGCCCGCTTCCCTGCGAGGGCGGTGTAGTCGCCCGTGACCTTGATGGTGGTGTCCGTGCTGAGGATGATCGCGATGGCGCCCACCCAGGGGAAGGCGTTGGCCGCGGTCATCGTGCAGGAGAGCACCACGTTCTGCGCCGATACGCTGATCGCCTCGACGGCCGCATTGGCCGCGACCATCGTCACCGGGCGGAGCATCGTCCCGTCGTCGGTCGCGACGCCTGCGACGGTGCGGTCGCCCTCGATGTAGTCGCGAATGCGAGTGAGCGCCGCGCCCGCCGTGCGCGTCGAGGCGTCGTCAGTCGGTACTACGCGGGTGTTCGTGAGGACGTCCCCCTGCGCTGGCCCCACCGCGACCACGGTCACGCATCCCGGCGTGTCGGGGGTGCCAGCGCCCGGGTACGACGCGGGAGGCGCGAGGAGCGGGTAGACGTAGGCTCTCGTGATGGTGGTGCCGGTGTAGCCCTCAACCCATCCCTGCCAGTCGGCCCGGTTGCCCGACGCGGGGCGCTCCTGCCTGCGGGCGATGATGCGCGCCGCCCACATGGAGTAGCTCTCCAGGTCGGTCCCTGTGGTCGCCACGGAGGCGACGGTGCCCGTAGCGTCGAGCCCGGTGGGCGCGCTGACGAAGGTGAGCACGTCGGCCACGGCGCGGGTCGGGTCGGCGCCGATGTCCGCCGCGGTGACGGTGATGGTGCCGGTGCCCGCGGCGATCGTCACGGCGACGGAGTCGACCGTGTAGAGCGTCCCGTCGCTGTAGGCCATGCGGTACGTCACGCCCACCGGGAACGTGTACGTCGCATCGACGCCTGCGGTGACGGTGACGGTGTGCCGCGCCCTCACGCCGGCGCGGCGGGCGACACCGTCCACGCTGCCGTGGCGCGCGATGGCCTCGTCGCTGGCCTGGTCGGGGAGGATGTCCCGCGCGACGCTCTCGGCCTGCGCCTCGAGGCCCTCCAGCATCACCGCGAGCGCCGAGGCCCACAGGTACGCGTCGGAGCCGGGGGCGATCAGCAGCCGCTCCCCCGCGGCGGTGTACTCCTGCGACCAGAAGGAAAGCAGGGAGTCGCGGATGGTGTCGCGGGCGCGGCCGGTGTAGCTCATGTGTCCTGTCAGGCGCCGCGGGTGAGCGTGCCGGTGGTCTGTCGGGTCGAGAGCAGCACGTCGAAGAAGTCGACGGCGTAGGTCAGCGTCCCGCGCGCGGCGGACACCCTCGCGCTCACCTTGAGGTCGCGGATGGTCCCGGCGCGCACAAGGAAGTCGAGGCCAGCCTTGATGGCCGTCTCCGCGTCGGCCTGCGCCGAGGTGCGGAGCTTGTCGAGTCGCGCCCAATCGACACCCAGGGAGGGCATCGCGGGCGAGCTCCCGAGCTGCGTGCGGAGGGCGATCAGCACCTGCTCGAGCGCTGGCGATGTGGCGCGCGTCCAGGTGTTGCGCGCATTGAGCGTGGGCGCGCCGCTCGCGCCGAGGCTTCGGGTCACGGCGTAGGGGGCGGTCACGTCACACCGCCCGGGATGGCGACGGGCGCCGCGGGGATGCCCACGCCGAAGGCGTCGATGGGGGCCGTGGCGGTCACCGCGGCGTTCGTCTGGATCTCGCCCACGACCCCGACGGCGATGCCGTAGCAGAGGGCCTTGATCGCGTTCTCCTGATCGGTGGTCAGCGTGGCGCTGAAGCCAGTGTTCACGCCGCCGATGATGGCCGAATAGATACGCAGGGCCATGCCACTTGTGCAGGCCGTATCCCCGACTTGAAGCGCCATGGTGTCAGCCCTTGAAGCGCGGGGAGCCCGCTGCGGTGGAGATGGTGTCCGTCGCGCTGGTGATGGTCCCGGTCACCGGGTAAGGCCCCGCCGTCATCGCGAAGGCGTGCGTGTGCCCGGTGGTGACGTCGCCCACCACAGCAACCTTCTTCGTCCCGGCGTTGACCACCACGTCGCCCGTGCCGTGCGCGCTGATGTTGATCGCGCCGTTGTTGGCGCTGGTGATGTCGATCGCCCCCGAGGCGCGGATGTGCACCACGGTCGCCGCGTTGGTCGCGTTGACGCCGTGGAGCTTCGTCTCCCCCGCCGCGAGCGCCTGGACGGTGGCGCCCTTGTCGATCAGGAAGAGCGCGATCAGCTCATCCCCACGGCGCACCGCGAGGGCTTCCGTCGTGGCCGTGAGGGCGGGCGATGCCATGAGCCCCGCTGGCTGCGCCACCTCGACGTCGTCGAAGCGCTCGGCCGTGGCGTCGGCGCCCTCGCTCCCGACGCCCGCGCACTGCGCCGTGAGGACGCGGCGCGAGGTCGACGTGGTGAGCGAGAGCACCTTGAAGGCGTCGATGGGGTCTTCGTCCACGGTCACTCCTGGGGGATCACGGAGATGGAGTCCTTCGGCACGAGCGCCATCGTCGTCGTCGTGCCCGTCGCGCGTCCGCCCTCGAAGGTCACGCTGGTGACGAGCATCGACTCATCGAGCGGCGCGCCCGTGGGCGAGGTGCACAGGTCGTCTCGCACGCGCGCCATGGTGTTGAGCGCGTACAGGCGATCGACGCCCGCGACGGTCTGCCCGTGGCCCTGGACGGTGAGCTCGTAGCGGCGAAAGCCGGCCATCGCCTCGGCGATGACGCGCTCCCCCTCCTTCGCGCTCGCGGCGAGGGTGCGGCTCCGCGCGCTCTTGATGTGCCGCACCTGCGCGGGCATGGGCGACGCGAGGAAGCCGCGGTTGACCGCAGCCGTCGCCACGGTGGCGTTGGGCACTCGCGAGCGGCTGCGGTTGCTCACGAGGTCGCCGCGCGTCCCGCCCGTGTAGACGTTCACCTCGGAGGGAACTTCCTTGATGGAGAAGCTCTCGGCGCCCTTGAGGATGTTACCCGTGGCGGCGCCGTTCTCGATGCGCCGGCCGAAGGTGAACACGTCGCCCGTGGTGAAAGCGGGCACGTCGACCACGGCCGCGATCCCGCCGTCGGCCGCCGGTGCGACCCACATCAGGAACCCGACGCGGCGGCACATCTCCTCAGCGAGCGCCCACGCCTTCTCCCCGGCGCGCGGGTGGCTCTGGTCGATGGGCTGCGCCCGACGCCTCGCGTGGGCCGCGTGCACGCCGCGCGAGGGGCTGTGCGGGCGGGTGGTGTGCGTGGCGTGTGGGCGCGAGGGGCGGCCGAGCGAGGTGCGGTTGGTGCCCGACTGCACCAGGCGCGCAGCCGCGGCGTCGGTGACGAGGACGGCCACGCCCAGCGGCGTGAAGAGGGCGGTCAGCGCGTCGGAGAGCGCGAGGCCCTTCAAGCGCACGGTCGGGTCCGCGTCCCACGTCATCGCCATGCCGCCGAGGTCGCGACCGCTGATGACCATCGTGGCACCGCCCTTGTCGTCGGGCGCTGCGGTGCGGAGCGTCTCGATGCGCCCGGTGATCTGCGCCGCGCCATCGATGGAGAGGGTGATGTTCTCGCCCAACTTCACCTCGCGCCGCAGCACCTCCCACGACGCTTCCCGCGCGCCGGAGATGGAGCGCCACATGGAGACGGTCCACGGGTTGCCCGCGCGCATCATGTCGAGCGTGATGGTGTAGCGGTCGAAGACGTCGACATCCGTCCCGCTCGAAAGCGTGACGGCGACGGTGTGCGGCGTAGCCATCGGCTCAGGGCTTCGGGAGGATGGTCAGCACGGTGCCCTGCGCCACGAACAAGCAATCAGGGATGCTGTTGGCTGCGCGCAGGAGCGTCGTCAGCGAGGCGTCCTGGTAGACGCTCTGCGCGACCTCCCAGAGCGCCATCGTGCGCGGCACCGTGTAGAGCCGCACCTGCGAGAGCGTCGGGGAGTAGCGGCTGCGGAGGTCGTAGACCGCGGCCTGGAGGGCGAGGAGCTCGACCACCGCAGCGTGCGCCGACGCCGGGGCGAAGAGCGCCAGTGCGAGGTTGCTGGTGATGGGCGCGAGCATCAGCCGGAAGCATTCGGCCACGGCGGCGTAGGGGAGCGCGGCGGCCTCGAGCGCCGCAAGCTGCGTCGTCATCACCGCCGTGGTAGCCGTCCAGCCCGTCGCGCTCACAGCGGCCATGGCGGCGTCCGTGCTCGCGGCCTTCGTGGCGACCGTGGCCGGGGTGTTCGCGGGCGTCGCGCTCCACGGCGTCGTGAGGAGCGAGGCGCTCCCGTTGTGCTCCGTGAACGTCACCTTGAGGTCGGTGCCGTTGCGGTTGTCGGGGGAGAGTTCGCCCGTCCAGCCGGTGATGGCGGCGGTGAAGGCGTCGTAACCCGGGAGCGTGAGGGCGCCGATGGGCGTGTCCTGGAAGGTCGCGACGAGGCTCTCCCGCAGCGTGCGGAAGAGATCGCCATACCGCGCGACGAGCGCCGGGGTGTCGACGCACGGGATGGTGAACGACCCGCGGTACGCCTTCTGGCCGCACGGCTCCATGTCGGCCCCACGGCGCAGGTAGGCCGTGTGCTCCGCGAAGTCGTGGCCACCCTCGACGGAGAGCGCGCTCACGGGGAAGGGCACGCCCTCGTAGGTGGCTTCGGCGAGGGTGTCGAGGGGCTGGCTCATCGGCGCGCCTGGGGAGCGGCAGCGGAAGCCGCGTGCGCGGCGTCGTGCGGGGTGACAGCGGCAGTGATGGGTGCCTGCCGCATCGCCGCGGCGACGGCCGCCGCGGACTCCGGGGTGAGCGACACCTGCACCGGACCCGTGGCCGAGCCACCCGCGCGAGCGCGTCGCAGTCCCTCGGCGTTGATGTCCGTCGAGTCGTTGTCGCTCCGTGTGTGGAGGAGGATCGCAGCCGCTGCGGCGAGGGGCGCGAGCACCATGCCGCCAACGGTCGCCAGCGCGCCGGCTCCGGTCGTGGCCGCGCCGGTGGCGGCGGCTCCACCCGCGGCGCCAGTGGCGGCGGTAGTCGCGCTGTACCCGAGCGCCGCGCGCATACCCATCCATCCGCCCACGGAGGTAGCGAGCCCGGTCAACCCCTGGACGGCGCTGGTCAGCACGGGGTGCATTGCAACGAAGTCTGCCGTGGTATCACTCATGCCCGCGGCGAGGTTGTTCCGGCGTGCATTGAGCGCGTGCTCTTCCTGCCCCGCCAGCGTCGCGGCGTCGGTGCCCTGACGCACGCCCGCGAGGCGCTCACGGTCCGCCGCGGTGATGCCACCGGCGCCCTGCATCGCGCGGATCGCCTCGACGCCCGTGCGCCCTTCGGCGTCGCGGTTGAGCAGTCCGCCGAGGAGGTTCTGTTCGTTGCGTTGCAGGCCCTGCGCGTTGCCGCGCCCACCGCCTGCGAAGATGTTCTGGAACTGCTGTCCGGTGATGCCCGCAGCGGCGGCGCCTTCGGCGAGCCCGACGCCGGACTGGTATCGCTCTCGCAGCCGCATCCGCCCCTCGCGAGTGGGGTCGACCTCGAAGAGCGTGGCCTGCAAGCGCGCCTGCTGTTCGGCCGTGAGCCCTGCGGTCTGCGTTGCCTGCGAGACGTTGGTGAGGAGCTTCTCTTGCGCGACGGTGCCGCGGAGGCGCTGGCCGACGTTGCGGAGGATGTTGCCGCTCATGCGCGCCGAGAGCCCCGACGACTTGGCGACCTCCATCTCGGTGACGGCCTCGGTGAGCTCGCGCAGTTGCGCCTGCTGCATCGTCTCGCCGCCCTGCTGACGAGCGCCGCGCATACGGGCAATCATCGCGCTCATGCCGCCGCGGATCAGGTCGCCCTCCTCGACGGAGCCCGCCTGCGTCGCGGCGCCGATCACGGACAGCGCGGACTGACGCGTCGACTCATCGAAGCCGCCCGATCGCAGCATTCCCGACAGGCGGACGTGCTGCGACGGGTCGGCGAAGGTGTTGGCGCCCTCGGCGTAGTCGGCGAGGAAGGCGCGAAACTGCGCGTCGCGCTGCTGTACCGACTGCCCGCGTTGGCCGAGGACGTTGAACTCCGCCTGCCCCGCGGCGGCAGCCTCCGCGATGTCGGCGGACGGGAGCCGGTTGGCCTCGGCGAATGCGTGGAGCTGGCGAGCGCGAGCCGCGGCCTCGTTGGCGTCACCGCCCGCGAGACCTACAGCGCCCGCAAGAGCCGCGTCGGTGGACGCAGAGCGCTGACGCGCGTCCTGGATCTGGCCGTGCTCCTGGACACCAGTGCGGTAGACGGTCGCGGCACCCGCGCGTGCGAGTCCTGCCACGCGGCTCTGCTGCTCGCGGCGCCCGTTGCGGACGGCCTCGGTGCGCCGCTGCTCCTCGCGCCGGGTGGCATTCGTGCGGGCGATCTCCTCGCGCGTGTGGGCGCGCGTGCGCTCGACCTCCATCGTGGTGGCCGCACGCACGGCGGCGAGAGCGAGGGCCGTGCGCTCGCGCGACTCACGGCCCGCGGTGGCGATGCGCTCGGCGGACGTCGCCCGCACGACGGCGGTAGCGGCGTTCTCGGCCGCGCGCCGGTCGCGCTGTACCTGGCGCGCGGCTGCGGTCTCCGCGGTGGCCTCGCGACGCACGGCGCGTGTGCGCTCGGAGGTGCCGCGGGTGGTGTCGGCGGTCATCGCGGCCTGCGCGCGACGGGTGAGGCTCTGCACCTCGCCCATCGCGCGGCGGACCGCGGACGTGTCGACGTCGATGATGAGGGTGGCGCGCGGCATGGTCAGCGGTCAGCGATCGGACGCGGGTCGAGCCCGAAGAGGCCCATCAGGCCGCGGTCTGCGGCGGCTCGTTCAAGGGCGACGAGTCCGAGGAGTTGGAGCTCATCCGCCTCTCGTGCCGTACAGCCAAGGAGTGCAGGGCACGCCGCAGCGTAACGGAATCGAAGGACGTGAGTCGCGAAGCCGGGAGCATCCCTTTTCCCAGCGCGGACAGGACCGCCTCGACTTCCTCCGCGCTCTTGGCGCGGGAGAGCGGCGAGCGTTCGGCCACGAAGTCGGCGTAGCTCTCGAAGAGCTGCACCACTTCGTCGGCCTCGAGCAGTGCGCGCAGACCATCGGCGCTGTCGACCACTGGCGCGTGCGGCGGCGCGGGCTCGCAGAGCGCGACCGCGAGGAGCTGCACCTTGGTCTCCAGGTCGAGTTCGGCGCCGCCGGTCGCGGTGTCGTAGAGGTACGACTCGGTGAGCCCGCACTTCTCGGTGAGGAACTTCACCGCCGCCGCAACGGCCCTCACGCGCGCCTCGTTGGGCACCGCCCGCAGCGCGAGCGGGATGCCGTCGAGGCGGGCGCCCGTGCCGTCGAAGAGATCGAGGATGTGGACGGCGACGCCGCGGTCGCCCAGCGCCTTCGCGAGCGACGGGCGGGTGTCCCGCACGAACCCGTCGAGGCCGTCGCTGCTCATCAGACGATGTTCACGAGGCGGCCGTTGAAGGTCATGCTCTGCACGTTGGCCTTGTCGACGCCGCTGCTCATCTTGCAGTCGCTGATGTCACCGACGCAGTTGTAGGTCTTGCCCGCGAGCTTGAAGCCGAGCGGCACCTCGGTCTGCGCCACGGTGAGCGCGGGCCAGTCGATCTCGAGCCCCGCCTGGGGGATGCCGCCGGAGACGGTGACCGAGACGCCCACGGCGCCGGGGGAGTGCCCCGCGTCACCGAGCAGCAGGGTCTTGACGCGGCTGTTGCCGCTCTTGATGTCGAGCTCGACGGAGTCCGACTGAAGCACGGGCACCCCGCGCACGATCACGAAGCCAGGTCCTGAGTAGACGGCCATTGCAGTGTTCCTTTGATGTCAGTCGGTCAGGAGAGCTGGCGGACGTCGCCGCCGAGAACGTGGAGGCCCGGCATGGGCTCACACGGGATCTCGCAGTCCACGCGCCCCGGGGTGGCCGAGGCGGTGACCGTGAGCAGGGCGAGGTTCGCCGTGACGTCCTTGATGATCGCCTGCTCCTCGTAGCCGGTGAGGATGCGGGCGATCTCCGAGCGGATCAGCGCCGGGGAGGTGACGTTCGGAGCGCGCGGCGGGAGGCCGTCGCTGCTGTCGGACGTGAGCTTGAAGCCCGCGTAGGTGGTCGCGAGCGAGGCGTTCAGCCCGTCCGCGACGTGATCGCAGATGGTGACGTTGCTGGTGTCCAGCACCGCGTAGTTCGGCACGCCCGACGCCAGCGACCGCGAGGTGATGCAGCGCGCGACGGTGACGAAGCCCGGGCGGTTGGCGCTCGGAGCCAGCGGCGTCAGGCCGTTGTTCAGCGCGCCCTCGATCTCCGTCGCGGTCGGCTGATCCGCGACGGTGTTCTGCGCGGTGACGCTGACGAGCTCGAGCCCGTCGAGGTTGGCGGCGGGGTCCGTGGCCTCTCCGACGAGGCGACCCCCCGCGGCGCTGTCCCCGATGAGGCGAGCGGCGCCGACCTGCGCGGCGACCACCCACGGCGGGATGCGGCTGTTGTAGTGCCACACGATCTGGAGCCGCGACTTGTTGCGCCCGGTCGCGAGCGCGATGGCGGTGGCGTAGGCCGCGACCGTTGCCACGATGCCCTGCTGCCGCTTCTGCGAGGTCACCAGCGCGAGGCTGTCGAGGTGCGCGGCGAGCAGGTCGATGTTCGTAGCGTCCGTGCACGACGCGATGATGCGGTCGTACTTCGTGCTCGCGATGGCCGCGATGGCGTTGGCCCACGAGTCCTGCGTCGCGCCGAGGGAGAAGCAGTACTCGCCCTCCACCGGCGTCCCGCCGGAGAGAATGCCCGTCGTGCCCGCGCCCGAGGACGTCGACGACGTGGTGATGGCCGTCTCCAGGCCCGCGGCGGAGATGAACGAGAACGCGCACACGAGCGCGTTGCCGCGGGGGCCAGTGCACTTCGCCGTGAGAGTGAGAGCGCCCGCCGAGAACTGCGCGATGAAGGGGAGCGTGTCGACGTCGTTGATGGCCTCGGCACAGGCCGTCGCAATCACGGTCGGCGTGTCGCCCGATGCGACCGGCACGTCGATGATCTTCCCGCAGGCGTAGATGCGGATGGTGAAGGCCGCGCTCGCGTTCGTCGCGAAGGTGTTGACCAGCGACGCGGCGTCCCCGCCACCGTCGGCCACAGCTTCGAGGTAGACGGTGGCATCGGGGTACTGCGCGAACACGGCCTCGGCCATGCTGTGCAGCTCCGAGCCGCGGCCCGCGTAGGTGCCCGCGTCGTCGGCGCTGGCGCAGAACGTCGGCGTCGCAGCGGCCATGGTGCCCGCCGTGATCGCGATCTGAGGGGAGGCGAGCAGGTTGAGCGTGGCCGCGCGGGCGGACAGCACGGCGTTGCCCTGAAGCAGGATCGTCTTCGGGGCGTCGCCCGACGAGGTGCCCGCTCCGCCGAGGATGACGGCGAGGTAGATGCCCGGCGTCTTGCGCGAGGCGGAGAGTCCGGTGGTCACTTGCTGATCTCCTTGGCGGCGGGCACGGGGGCGGGCGCGATGGGCTTCGGAGCGACGAGCGCGAGCTCGCCGCGGCGGATGGCGCGCTGGTAGTCGGGGTGGTTGGTCACCACCTCGCCCTCGGGGAGCGCCTCGCGGGTCTTGCGATGGCGGCCGGCGTAGC